TGCCGGAGCTGCTGGAGGTGCTGCGGCTGCTAGTGGATCTGCTGCCGGATCTGCTGGAGGTGCTGCGGCTGCTAGTGGATCTGCTGCCGGATCTGCTGGGGGTGCTGCGGCTGCTAGTGGATCATCTTGCTCAAATGTGGGTGACCCTGAAAGTTCTTTGATGCGTGATAATTCTTCTAAGAACGTTTTACCGCCCCTTCCTGCATAAGGGGGGTCTAATTCAGAGTCGCCATATGGATCATCTAAACCTGAAGCAGCATGAGCATGTTGTGTCTTATGATCTCCGGGTACTTTATCTGTGAAACCGCGCTCTTTGGCTTGTTTCATTAATTCTAAGTACCTTCTTTTGATTTCCATTCTAGTTTCTGTATCTAGATCACCCTGAACCATTAGTTGCTTTAGTGATTTTAATTTTTCATACAAATCTTCAGGATCACGTAATTCTGTAGAAACTTCGGATATAGTAGCGCCGTTTTCTTTTAAAATCTCTAGTAAAGTGTCATCGCCCTGAACTACGATTCCGTCTTCGGTTAAACCCACTACACCAGTATCGATTGCTTCACTTTCATTCAATTCAAACGAAAATGTATCGTGCAATTCTATCTCACCGTCAGTATCATCGATACTTTCTAGCGTAGACAACAGTTCTCTTATATCCATAAAAACACTCCAAAGTTATAGAGTATTTATCAATTTGCTAAGTCTTTTAAAAGATGGTTGTGTCTCTTTATAAAAATGAATCTTTCTTGCATGTAGTAAACATACGAAGGTACTTTATATACTTCATTTGGTAAGGGATAATATTTTTCAAAAGTTAGTAGTCTGTTGAAATTATGTTTCAATTTTGGTAAGAGTTTTTTATACAATTCATCATAATCACTGGGTTCTAAATTTTCATACTTTTTTAACTCTAATATTGTCTTTTCTATTCTTTCTTCAGTATTTTCTATACTGTCAAAAGAATAATCAAACAATTCTTCAAATAATTCAAAACCATATTCTTTAAGTCTAGCATGTATAGTTGCGTGACCTATTAATAAAAATGGTTTCATAAACAAGATAGGTCTAACAGTTTTTTCAGAAATATCTTTTATATCTACAGTAGTTTCAAAAACAAGTTCTATAAAAGAACTCATGTATTCATCATTGGGAAAATTATCCATCTTAAGGCTGTAATCTCCTAAATGTTCTTTAAAAGTGAGTTTTTTCGGGGTCCAGTATTTGTATGAATAATCTGCAAATGGTCCACCGAGACATATATTTAACATACTTTTATCATTAATCAAATTATATTTTGCCAGCATATCTATGCCATAACATCTAAAATATTTTCCTCGTCGTATCATAGAAACAAATAAATTGGTTTTAGGAAATTTTATTAATTTGTCTATATTAATATTTAAATGAGAGAAATGTATAGAAATAGCAATATAAAACCATATGTATGGTATGCCGATAATCTTTATATATTTTTCATCGACAGTTTTATTCAATGAGTTAAGAAAACTCTTATCCGGGGAGGTTGTGTCAACGCCGGACAACATAGTTACGGATAAATTTCTATTAGCACATATTTTAATTAAAAATTCTTTAAACCATGTTTCATTTTTTACTACAATATCACGTATAGATGAATCCCTACAATGTATATTAAATTCTTCTATTCCAGCCCAAATAAAGTCTGTGTTAGAACTTTCACACAGTAACTTTAGAACTTTTTCAAAAACTCTACATTGCATTTCATGTGCAGATTGAAGTCTAGTACTTCTTGGTTTAAACTTAATGCCCAGCGAATTGTTTCTAGGATATGGGTCATATTCGAATCCCCACGGACTAAGTACTATGAGTTTTCGTTTAGTTTTAGGTATTATTTTTTCTACATCAAAATTTTTAGGTAAATGTTTTTTTAAACTGTCTGGAATCATGACTATTTCTTTAAATAGGGTTTATATATCTTTTCTAATTTTTCTATGGTATTTCTTCCGGTACCGGGATCTTCATATTGATCTTCGTGCTTTACCGGTATGCCGCCCGCTCCGCTCCACGCATTTAAGTATTTACCATAATCGTCTACTAAAACGTTGGGTCTGCCCCCATCCATAGCATGTTTATATTTGTTGGCAGTAAAGATAGCAGAACCTGATGTTCCAGGATGATATTTATCTAACCAGTCTTTTTTGGCTTGTACACTTGCATCTTTAAAAGGTCCCCTTAGAGGAGCACTTAGTACGGTATAAGGTATCTTGTTATCTTTTAGCCAGCGTATGACTTCCATACCCCCACTTAGTGGTTCTAACTCGTAAAAAAAGTTATAAACTTGATCTCCACTACTATGTGCTAATTCTTCGATTTCTGATTCTTTATTGTTTATAGCCTTCCAGTGATCTACTCCTGAACGTTTACTCCAAGCACCAAAAAAATCGGCTTGAACACCGTCCATGTCCAAGAATAAATGAGGCATATCTTTCTTGCTTCCGGGTTCTTCGTCTTCCCGGATGATCTCTTTAATTATCATTATGTATTTATTACTTCTGCCAGATCAAGAATTTGCAGAAATCTTTCTCTGATTTAAAATAAAAACGATAGATTCCTGATTCTCTACCAGGATTATCAATTACAGAAAAGTTCCAATCATCATCACAATTGTCAGTAGTCCACTCTATTATCTTTTTTAAAGTGCCAAAATTTAAACTAATATCAGTATGATATTCATTCGTAGTGGGTAACATCAACACCACCTAGACGTAAGAAATCTAAACCCTTACTGTCTCTGTATTCATTTTTAAAATACAATTTGCTAATGCCCGATTGATATATCAACTTAGCACATTCTAAGCAAGGAGCGTGAGTGCAAAACATTGTTGCTCCCTTGCTACTCTCTGTACTTTGACTGACCTTTGCTATTGCATTTGTTTCAGCATGTAGTACTTCAGGTTTAGTTTTTAGTTCACCCTCTACTTCATATTCACATATGTTTTCCCAACCGCTTGGCATACCGTTGTAGCCAGTAGCGATAATCTGATTGTCGCTAACGATCACAGCACCAACTTGTAATCTCTTAGCATAAGAGAGGCTGGCAGTTAGTTCTGCTATGCTCATAAAATAATCAATAAACTTTTTTTTCATTCTTCTATGTACTTCTTTTTGTCAGTAACTTCTCGCCATTCATCGGCGTCAGGTAATGGTTCTTTTTGTTTCCTGATGTTGGGCCACGCTAATGATTTTTCTGCGTTGAGTTTGATCCAGAAATCTATGTCTTTAGTGTTTTTATCATCGTCCATGACGATAGCGTCTACTGGACATTCTGGTATGCAAACACCGCAGTCTATACATTCGTCTGGATTGATAACTAACATGTTGGGGCCCTCGTAGAAACAATCTACAGGGCATAGTTTTACACAATCAGTAAATTTACATTTAATACAACTCTCAGTTACTATGTGTGTCATCCACAGCCTCTTTTTGAATCTTGCCTTTTACAGCCCACATTATTTCATCACCATTTATTAGTTGGGCTATAGGAATTTTCCTGTTACCTGTACCTTCATTTAACTTCTCGGCTATTTCTTGAAAAGAATTTCCCTGACATATAAACTCTTCTTCAACATTGTCATAAGCATAATAAGAGTTTCCATGCTTTTCTAAGACAAGAACAGTAGCCTCAGTTGCTTGATTTTCTTTCAACCATTTTTCAGGATTTTCTATTAATATAATTTTTTCTTCATAATCGTCTTTGATATCTCGCATAAATTCTCTTAGTTTAGAAATATTTTGATATTCCATATATGCTCTTCCCAAGAACCAACCTGCGAGAAAAATCATGATAGTGTCTATGATAGTCATAATATTATTTAGATGTAACTAATTCTGCCCAATTATCTACACAAACATCGTGTCTTATCCACTGGTTGTCAACTAGAAATCCCCACTCTCTTCGCTGCGGACCCATAAAAAATAATGTAGTAGCGGGTTCTTCATTTTTTAATTCTAGCCAATGATACTCAGTAGCATTCCTGTAAATTACAGAACCTGGTCCCCTCCATGTCCTGCTGTCACCTATCACTTTACCATTCATATATACTGGAGTGTGTTCGTAATATCCACCTGCTAGTATAACAGTACAATAAGCCCAAGGATGATCATGAAATATAGGATCGTCACTTCTTACTATCTTGTGTAATACAAGATTAAAAGGAAACAACGTTCTGTTTTTCAAAAATAAATAATACCGGTGAAGATAATCTTCACCGGTACGTCTGTCGGGAATAATGCGATACCGACCAATTTTAGAAAAGAACTTTGTTAGATATTTCATTCTTTAAAAAGAGGCGGGTCTTAAGGTGCCCGCCATATTTTCAACCTTTTCCTGTCTAATATATTAGACGGGAAGACCCATAGCCAAAGCACGATAGCCAGCGGCTACTACTGCACGGCTAGGAGTGCCTAGACGATACTTAGTAGAAACACGGCCCTTCGTGTCTGTGTGCCTATTTCCATAGACAGCATATCCCGCGAAGCGGAGATCGCTTACAGTTGCAGTCGGATTGGCGATACCAAAACGGCTAGCAATCTGCTTTGAGGTCAGTTCCTCACCATTACGCAGAGCCTCTAGAAGGCGTGCCTGCTTAGTTGTGTTATTTGTCATACTCAATTTTCCTCTTAGAAATGCGTTGTTCTTACAACGTATTGACATAATACTTTATGTAGTGCTTGTAAGCAACTGAATTGGTTAAACAAATTAGATGATGTTACCATTTAACTGAAAAATATTCTTAGCAAGCCGCCAGATAGCGTCATAGCAGCAACACCGTTGACTAACTGTATAGCACGATCATTCCATCGGAAGCCAACCCACCACCACATCAAACATCCTAGCCAAGAACAAAACATATCTACCCATGCGTACTCTGTCACTCCGCTGGCTCTAACAGAGATGGCAAACAGCATCAAAATACTTCCCATCCATTTAACATACCAGGTAATGTCTTGTTTTGGTGTAGTTGATTCAGTTTTCATTCTTATTACTCCTTAGGTGTACAGAATATTTGTCTAGTTTTTTCGATTTATCTTCCGCATAAGAAAAAAGATCATCAATATTGATGATCTTATCTTCATGTAAGAACCTAAGTAAACAAAGAAAATCACCCAATTCTTTTTCTAATTGTTTGATATTTTTCTTTTCTAGGCCAAATCTCTTGATCTTGCTTATCGCTTGTATTACCTCAGCACATTCTTCTTGCAAGATAGTTAATATTTCTTCTTCTCTATTCATTTAATGGATCATCGTTGTTATCATCTATATATTCTTTTTGAAGGTCATCAGCAGGAAATCTTTTCTCATATTCCTCTAGCCATGAGTCAGGATCTACGTTATCTTCCTTAATAGCCTTTCTCAGGGCATAATTCTCTTTGCAATATTCTTCAAAAAGACCAAAGGCGCTTTCAAACTTTACTTCATAAAGTTCTCGGATACCAATAAGCATATTTGCTACCTTATCATATTGCTTGGGATCCATTGATCCCTTTTCAAGATAGTTCAATACGTGATCCAAATCTTTTGTTACGTTCCAGCAATCTAAGATTGCTTGTTCTAAGTCAAATACAACATCACTCACTTCTGTTCTCCTTTACGAACTCTAGTACTTTTAACCGCTTTCTTTCTCTTTCTACTAGTTTTTTTCTTTGCTTGCGGAGGTGGTAATTCTAAGAATTCTACTTTCTTTGGTGGCAAATCAAAGATAGCAGTCTTAGATTCTTTCTTGTACCACAACTTGTAGCCAAGCAAAAGTCCCGCACCAAATGGTATTACCCAAAAAACTACACCTGCTAGTATGAAACTAACTAGGTTACTAGCCACGGCGCATCCTAGAAATCTCTTGCATTTGCTGTTCATCGATAACCGGAACAGCATTTGACTTGTGCATAGTAGCGATACCGCGCACTAAAGTACCTGTGTATTGCATACTCTCATTACGATAAGTGTTACCTGTGTTAGTAGAGAGGCTAGGATATGCTTTCCTATGATCAGACATAGTAGGCAAACTTGTTGACAAGTGCTCGGGCTTGCTAACTGTATTAGACTTTTTCTTGCGGCCTAATCTGTAGTCACAATATTCTTCAAAAGAAATTTTGGGCAGTCCTTGACGTTTTTGATCGCGGTTGTATTCTTGCCAATCAAGTTGCCATTCATTATGCTTAGCCTTAGTCATCTTAAACTTAGGCTTGCGATTACTAAGAGTGCTAACACCCCTCAACAGATGCATAGTCATAACTTACTTTATCACTTCTTTGAGATGTTTGCAAGCACCGCGGAACTTAAAGCCCGGGCAAGTACAAGTACCCTCATTGGGATCTACAAAATAAGTGTCACCCTTACTGCCCACTATCTTGATCAATTCGGGCGAAGGTTTGACATCACCAAACGGATTCTTAGATAGTTCCTTGAACTTCCTGCGGGCCCTATCCAAACGCATGGGAGCCTTGAAGTATAAGGGCTTGCCCTTACCGTGAGGTATGTAAGCATGAGCCTTGTCACCATCCAGTAGGTAGATATGGTTGGGCTGGAAGTCCATGTCCCATACCGTTATCTCTTGTACTGCAATCATTAGTTTACCCCAATAGATAAAACAGATAGTACACGATAGACAAGATAATTACGAATGGTATGGCTAGCATGATCAATGACCATGACGCGACCAGTGACCAAATGTAAAATCCAGCAATAATTTTTTTAAAAGATTCCATAATGTCCTACAATTATAATATAAATCAATACCTTTGTCAAGAAAAAAAATCTAATAAAATCAACAACTTATAACTTATTGATTTTATTGAGGTTTTTACTCTTTATCAGACCGCCTATAAACGGATATGAGCGGATCTAGCCCTAGCAATAGCAGTATAGCACCAGGGTAGTCAGATCCGCTCAGAAATGCTCCTATAATGCCCTAATACGGTTACTAACTACTTGGTCTACTAGACCATAATCCAATGCTTCCTGAGCAGACATAAACTTGTCGCGTTCCATGTCGCTAGCAAGGTCGTCAAAAGACTTGCCCTTGCTGTTGTGCTTGACATAGATGTTAGTTAGGTTTTTCTTCATTTCAAGCAATTCCTTGACCTGAATCTCTACGTCAGTAGCCATACCCCTAGCACCGCCTGACGGCTGATGAATCATGTGCCTAGCATTGGGTAGCATTAGACGTTTGCCCGGGGCACCTGCTTGAGCGAGTAAACTTCCCATACTGCAAGCCTGTCCCATGACGATAGTGCTAACGTCGGCTTTGATGAACTGCATAGTATCATAGATAGCCATACCCGCAGTAACAGAACCACCTGGACTGTTTATGTACAAGTTAATTTCTTTATCTGGATCTTCCGATTCTAGAAACAGCAATTGGGCTACAATGAGGTTAGCCATTTGATCATGTACTTCCCCTTCTAACAAGATAACTCTATCTCGTAGCAAGCGGGAATAAATGTCATAACTGCGCTCGCCGCGGCTAGTTTGTTCCAAAACAACAGGTACTAAAGTCATAATGATCTCCGATTTTTATTAATTATAGATGATTAACAGGTTAAGTCAACTTTATTGGTTACTTCTTTCTCTTCTTCCTGTTGGGACCAGTTGATTTTTTCTTTGCTTTCATTTTAGGTTCAACGATAGACTTTGCTGCTACTGACAAATCTAAAGAACGTCCCCTATTAGGCGCGAGACTTATCGGAGTTCCTATTCCTTCTTGATCATCATTGTCTGGCTTACCTGTACCTTTATCTATCTTGAAAGTGAAATTACCTTTTATTCCCGTGCTGAAATAATTCTTACCAGCAGAGAAGTAAACGCCTTTGATAGTTTTGCTGGGGTAAACTGTATCGAAACTAGTTAGAGTCCATTCATTCGCACCCCTAGATGCTTTAGTATAAACCTGAACCAACGCACCGTTATTTAATATATCTCTGGCCGCGTCACTAAAATTAGTTTCATCATTTACTTTGATTGCAGCCTGATGTGCGATAGAAGCGATAAGATGATAGTAGAGGTTAACAGCGTCTGGATCTGCTGTTTGTCTATTTAAAGCATACTTCTTTAATCTGTCTGTTATGTTAATACTTTTTAAATTATCTAGGTCAATTGCAGGAAGATTTCTCAAACGCCGTATTTGTTCTGCTTCTTTTTCATTGATGATTCTAAATTTCACTCCCAGATATAACGGTGCACCGTTTTGTCCTTCTTCTTGGACCTTCTTAATTATATCTACTTCTTCTTTATATTTCCTTAGTAATTTTTTACCATTAGAAGTTTCTTCTAATTCTTTTAATGAGTCTACTAGATTTTTAGCACTGGCTTCTGCACCCCTTCCTCCTTTGCTACTTAGTTTGATGAATCTACCGTCTGGTAAAGACAAAATACTGTCACTTAGTCCCGCAGTTTTACTATCGTCAAAAGTGATAGTAGTGTTAGAAAGGTCACCCCCTAAGAATATCTCTGCTGCGTCTGCTGCATTTCCTGTAAACTGACCTGTTTGCAACGCGATTGGCTGTAATATTTCACAAAAATAGTCCCTGAATGCTTCAAAAGTAACGTCGGGTGGTATAGGGAATTTAATAGGTAGACCTGCCCCTGAAGCGAGTTCGTATGCTACTTTGTATAAGGGGCTATCTAAACCTAATTTACTTTCTAATTGTTTTAGTATAGCATTAGGTTTTAGATCATTTTTCTGGGTGAGTAAGTCTTGCGGGCTAACTCCTGATTTGGCCTTAGCAGCGGCTCGACCTGCGTAAGAATATCCATCTACTTGGTTTGGTATGTAGTTATCCCTATCAACAGGTTTGACCTGCTCTAGATATCTACCAAAATACATAGATTCGTTTGGTCCTTCAAATTTCATTATAGCGAATCCGCCAGTTCTAGCATTTCTAGCATTTTGCCATTTGACGTTTAGTGGGCTGACTTGTTTTAACGCTGCATCTAATTGTTTAGCATCAAACTTCCCTCCACCCTTTGGGTAGAATTCTATAGAATCAAAAGAGATAGTTTGATCGTCGGCGTTGGTAAAGATATCACCTGGTTTTCTATTAGCCAGACCTGTTGATTCCGACAAAGACTGTTGTTCTAAATTTTCAAAAATGTCTAGAATATCGCGCATATAGTATTTAGCATTTCATTAAGTCTTGAAATTCAAACCATTTGTCTGGACTATAAGCATCTTTTAAGGGAATGTTAGCCTTAGCGAACCTGTTCCTGAAAAGATAAAAACTGGGACCATGACTCATCAACGATTCCTTACCGTTTTTTTCACGTATCTTGCTCCATATGTCCCATTGATACTGATGAACCATTTCATGCGCTAAACACATTATAAACCATTGTTTACAGAACCAAGATGATGACATGATTATTTTACATCTGGATCTTTTTTCGCTGAAAGTAGAATGATCTCCTATGCATTCTCCCCAGTAACCCATGAGTCTTTCTTGTAAAATAATCTTTGGAATAACTAGTTGGTTCTTGAATAATTCTTGATTTAGTAGTCTATATACGGATCTTGCTTCACGTATAGAGGGTCTATATATCCTCTTTCTTTGTTCAGTCTTAGACGGCAAGTCTTCAGATATCAACTCTCGTATAGTTCTGGACATATAATCTATTTAACGAAAATTAGCATAAATAACATTTTAGGAGAATGATTTATGGAACTTGTTCTATTATTACTAGTTGCCGGCGTAGTTGGTTTGGTAGTAGTTGCTGCATTCAAGCATCAAGCAGAAGAAAAAAGTAATTTGGAAGATTTAGAATTACGTGCAAAAAAGTTACACGAAGATAACTATGGAGCAGTAAAACTAGAGCCAAAAGAAGAAGTTGTAGATGTTGAGCCAGCAGTCGAGGCTGTAGAAGCCGTGGCTGTAGTGGCATCTGATGCTGTAGTAGCATCCGACACAGAAGAGCAGCCAAAGAAGAAAGCAAAGAAAGCTGCTAAGAAGACTGCTGCTAAGAAAACTGCTAAGAAGAAGACTGCCGCGAAAACTAAAAGTAAACCGGATTTCAAAGTAGCAAAATAAAAAATGAAAATAGGTTTCGACCTCATAAGTGACTTGTGCTTGTCACCCGAAGAAAATTTCAACTGGGAAAACAAAAGCACAAGTCTTATGTGTATTATAGCCGGTAATATCAGTAATGATATGAGGACTGTTAAGCAGACCCTGGGTCACCTATCTAGATTTTACCAGGGTATATTTTATACTCCGGGCTTCCTAGAATACGAAAATTGCGCCAATGTAGATCATCGAACAGAAGAATTATTGGAATTATGTTCTGGATTACCTAATGTTGCTCTTTTATTTCAACATGTAGTAATCGTAGACGGTATAGCAATATTAGGGTGCAATGGTTGGTCTTTACCCTTTACTGACAAAATCGATAACCTAGAAGATGATAAAGAAACTGCTAGATACGAAGACGTTGTTTATCTGAAACGATCTATGGACAAGTTACAAAAACATTTAGATGTTAAGAAGATAGTAATGGTTACTCATGCTGTACCCAACAAACAATTGTATTTCGGGGAGCAACCAAAATTTATAGAAGATCAAATAAACCTAGACTATTGTTTAGATTTTGATTCTGAAAAGAAAGTATGTACTTGGGCTTTTGGTTCATACGAAAAAATAGTTGATACCACATTGCATGATATCAACTATGTCAACAACCCCTATAACAAAAGTCAGCCCTATTGGGCTAAAAGAGTCAACGTAGAAATTTAACCTTTCTCCGCTTCGACCTTTACTTGTAAGGGATAACCTTGCGATCTGGCATCGAGAGTAACTTCGATTCCCTTTTGTTCTGCGATCTCATAGGGTAAAACTGCTACCACGGCGCTTCCCTCTTCATGAATATTCTTTGTAATTGACGATGCAGTATCGTTGTTATAGTTAAAATATTCAATTAGGCTATGTACTACAAAATCAAATGATGTAACATCATCGTTCATGTAAATTATCTTATAAAGCGGTGGTTCTTGAAGATTAAGATTAGGCTTAATTTTACTCTTGATCTCTGGTGCTTCATGTGCCATCGTAGTTACCTCTCTTTGCTTGTAGATTATCTACTATACTATTTATTGTATGTAATAGCAATCTTCTTTGGCTGCAATGCTTCTGGAATTTCACGCTTCAACTGAACCGTTAGGATTCCATGTTCTAGATTTGCGCCAACGATCTCTACGTGTTCCGCCAATTTGAATTCTCTGCGGAAACTACGACCACCGATACCACGATGTAGATATGTGACTTCCTTTTCTAGTTCATCCAGAGACTCAATAATTTCTCCGGTAATCACAAGATGATTCTTATCCTTAGTTACGGACAAGTCAGAGGGCTTGAATCCTGCTACCGCTAGGCTGATTTCATACTCATCTTCGTTAACTTGAACGACATTATATGGAGGATAATTATCAATCTGGCGTGTGTTGATAGAGTTTAACTCATCAAGCATTTCATCAAAACCAACTGCGAATCTGTGAAGTCCTGGTACGTCGAATGAACGTAATGTTAGTGTTTTAGTCATTTCTTTTCTCCTTTGTTTAAGCAAGAAATTTTATATTGTAGCCCTGACCATCAGCGACTACGATATGTATTTATCATATCAAATGTGACAAAAAAATCTACTATTTCGGTTAAAAATTTGTTTTTGGTAGGCTCTGCTGTGCTAGGTATTTCTTCCAACGCTTTACTGCCATAGCATGAGCCATTTTCTTCTGTACAGAAGGTTTGGTGTAAGTTTCTCTGTTTTGCAACTCTTGTAGCAAACCCGATTCTACAATCTTCTTTTTGAACTTGCGTAGGGCTTTATCTACGTTTCCATCTTTGACTTCTACTTTTCTACCTTGTAATCTCATAATAAACTTCTAGGCTCCTTAACTAATTCCTTTGTGATATTTATCTCGGTAATACCTTTTTCTTTATATTTGGATACATAATACATATGTTCCATCAAAACCCGTTCGATTTCTGTTTGCAAACCCCTTGCGCCCGTTTTTAATTTAGCGCAGTTAGCAGCCATTTCTTCTATAGCATCTTGCTCAAAAGTTAATTTAACATCGTCGATAGCAAACAAATGGGTATATTGATCTATAAAATTATTTTTAACCATAGTCAATACTTCTATTAATTGTGCTATCGTTAAGTCTTCTACTTTGATAGTTGTAGCAAATCTACCTATGAATTCTGGTATCATACCAAATCTAGTTAGATCATCAGGAGATATGTGCTTTAGATAGTCTTGATCTTCTTTAGACTGTATCGCTGCCGAAAATCCTATAGAAGTACCTTGCATCCTACTTTTTATGATATCATTCAATCCAACGAAAGCGCCGCCGGCTATGAATAATATGTTCTTAGTATCTACAATAATCATTTCACCTGATGGGTGCTTCCTGCCACCTGATGTTGGTACCCTACACTTAGTACCTTCTACTAGTTTGAGTAATGCTTGTTGTACTCCCTCACCTGATACATCTCTAGTGATACTAGCACTCTCACTCTTCCTAGCGATTTTATCTATCTCATCAATAAAAACTATTCCCCTCTCTGCTAGTGCTACATTATTACCTGCTGCTTGTAGTAACATAGATATCATGCTTTCAACATCATCACCTACATATCCTGCTTCAGTTAGTGACGTAGCGTCTGCAACTACGAAAGGAACATTTAAATATTTAGCCACAGATTTTGCTAACAAAGTTTTGCCACTGCCTGTTGGGCCTATCAACAACACATTGCCTTTTTGTAATTCTATGTCTTCAGATGGATTATTAATCCTTTTATAGTGATTAGATATCGCTACACTTAGAACTTTTTTAGCCTGTTCTTGACCTATAACATGAAGATCAAGATATTCTTTGATAGCAACCGGATCATCTACAGTCAAATTAGATTCTATAGTTTCAGGTTGAGCATTTCTTAGTACTAAGCCATGACATAGTTCTATACATTCGTTGCAGATAGCAACATCGTTGGCTACTATTAGTTTCTTTACTTTATCTTTGTGTGTTTCACAAAAAGAACAAACATCTAATGTTGCATATTTATTATTGTCAGTCATGGTATCAGATACTTATCTCTATTCTTCATTACGCAAATATTCTTCTATTTGATATTTTTCAGCATCTGACAAAAGATCAAGATCATATTCACCTATGTCTATTTTATCTATCAGATACTTTATATATTCTTTTTCGTAGAGGTAAGTATCAGAAGTTTCTTTGTTTATCTCTATCCAGCTCTTGCCATCAAATTTAAACACTCTGTTTGGCAACATATCTACTCTTATAAAGATATCGCCCTTATAAGCAGCCTTAGGAAACGCTGTGCCAAACGTCGTTTGATTTTTAGGTGCGTCTGCCTTAGTTAGAAATAATTCAGGATGAGCAGATATTAGTGCTTCTTTTTTATATAAGTGATTGTTGTATGACACATAGCCATCGTGTTTGTCTACTACAAATCTACTTTTAGGACCTAGAGGAGGTCTAATTAATTCTTCAGTTTTAACTTCTTCGACAGGTTCAGCAACGAATTCTTCAACTTTTTTTTTAAAGGCTGTGGTTCTTCTTTTACTTCTTCTGCCGGTTCTTCAACGATTTCTTCAATGACTTCAGGTAGTGGTTCTTCAACAACTTCTTCCTTGACCGGTTCTACCTTAGGTTCAGGGTTTTTGATTGTTACTACAGTTTCTACTTCAGGATATTCATATTTGTAACTTGCTAGCGCGGCTATGACTAAGCACAATGCTAGTGGATCAAATACTAATACTAATAAAATGATAACCCAACGAACTGCTTTTTCTAAAGCATTAACATCGTCTTTAATATCATCGCCGTATATTAAAGCAGCAATGTACTTGATAGGACCAACTTCTGCTTCTACTTTACGTAGTTGAGAAGTGATAGGCAAACGCTCTTCGTTGAGAGTTGCTATCTCTGCATTTAGTTTCTCAATCTTTTCTTGTGCAGTTGTTATCTCTTTCGCTAAACTGTCTCTTTCTTCTTTTTGTTGTCTGCGAACTCTAAGACCAGCAGCAGCATCATCGCTAGAAAGTATACCCATTCTAGCAGTTACTTGTGCATCTAACTGTGCTATGGCTGTTCTGGCCACTTCAATATTTTTCTTTTCTGCTTCTACTGTTTCTCTTCGTATAGTGATTTTTTCGTCTATCAACTGAATCTGAGCGGCTACATCACCGGTAGGTGTTGTTTGTTCTAAGTGCGCTTTTGACAAGAAACCAAATATGCCCATGCTTGTGATAAGTGCTAGCACGGCTACTGCTGGAACTAGATATGCTTTCATCAAGAAGCCGGCTCGTTTCCAGTGCTTGTGTAACCAGACAGTAGTAACTACTTTCGCTAGTTCAAGTGAAGCACCCATGATAATTACTGGGATCACAGCGGCTGCGAATATGGCTGTGAGGCCAATAATACTGTACCATGCTGCTATACCACTCAATATTAGAGCGGTTAATAGGGCGGCAGTGGATATACTAAAAACCTTTTTTAGAAATTTCATAATAATATTTATTCAGGAAATAGATGTCCATATGTAGACATAAATTCAGATATGGGCATTATTAGTTTTCTGGGAACTCCCGGACCCTGATGAACGAAATAAGTTACCCATTGCTCAGGTTCGCCATTGGTTTCCCTGTTTTTTATTTGAAATACTTCGATTTTGTTACCGTCTTCAAAGGTATAACTTTTACCTGTCAAATCTCTCATTAGTGCAACGATGCCTTTTCTGTTTCAAAATCATGTTCTTCGATGCACTCTTTGAATTCAAAATATTCACTATCATGATGTTCTATTTCTCTAAACTCTTCTATGTCGTCCCATTCATCAATATATGGAGTAACTAAATTGACAACATATTCATGTCGTTCATGATTTGGATCTTGTAGAGCAAGGAGCATATCTGGAAAATCTTTTTCATTTATCTTTTCTAAGATAAAGATTTCAAAGATTTCTTCTTGAGTCAGATAACCTTCTGAGATGTTGGTGACTCGGAACTCTTCAGTTCTCTCAAAATAAAATACTTTTTTCATACAAATACTCCTAGACAATCTTTATTATTATATCAGAAATATTAAAATTCAAATAGTAGATTTTCCCTGTTTGCGTCATAATTACTATTATTTTTCCTGAATACCCAGATAGGTTCAACAAAGACACTATTCTTCTCGCTATCTACTATAGCATGGGGTCTGGCTTGCATCCTCATGCCTATCTTACCGAGATAATTAGAATCAGGAAACGTCAATATATCATCTACCATATCGTCGCAAAGATTTAATCTCTTTCCTTTTGCTGTTCTAGGTTCTATGATATTGATCATCATATAAGCATCATTCTTCAAAGTATCCCAGATTTTCCTGTTTACTTTGAAAAAGAAATCTTCTTTCCATTGTTCAAAAGACGGGTATCTAGTCCAACTCTGACTAGAGGGATCAATCATACCATATCTTTCAGTCTCATAATAAGGCGGGCTGGTGAAATAAAAATCAAAGTAATCTTTGTATCTAGACCAATCTACATCTTCGCTGGGTAGATTATATATGATTACCTTTTTGATACCAGTACAAACAAAATGATCTTCAAATATTTCTAGTTCAGGGGTAACTATATCTAATATTTTTTCATATTCAAGACATTGTTCTTGATATGTTTTGTATACTTCAGGATTTGGGTCACAACCAACATATACTTCTGTACCTGGAGTAGCATAAAACCCTGCTAGCCTGTCTCCCCATCCTGAGGAAGTATCTAAGATATTAGTTGCTGAATGTTTCTCGTATAAGGCCTTGGCCACACTTGGTTTGAATTGTGTAGCGGTATAAGTGCCTATGCGGAAAGCAGAACGGAACGTAGCATCATTGATGTCAGATTTTCCTAACGCACCTAAACGCCAGAAGTGCCAGTTCATTTTCGCTAACTTATCTCTGTTAGTCCATATGTCATATGGACTATCTACTAGATTGCTGCCACATTTCATCCTGTTTAATTGCTGGAAATAATTGCTAACAGAATTATATACGTGAGATTTGTCAATAACTCCCAGGGGTTTGTCTGCGTATGTGTATTTGTATTCCGCTCGTTCTTGAACAGATTGAAAATCTTTATACTCTGACAACATAGAAGTCCTACTAAATCGTAGGAACAAATCTATCATTTCAGATTTAGTAATCTCTTTTACTGGAAATGGAACATTGTTTGTTGTTATGTACTCAGCCAAAGCATTCTTAATGTCTGATTCATCGTGTTCTTCGATGAATTTTAACCAGTCTTCATTTTGGATTTGTGGTATCTTTCTGTGATCTTGATGATCAGAAAAATATTTTAGTATGCTTTCCATGAAACTACTTTATCACAATTTCTTACTTTATCAATAATAGTGGTTCTATCAAATTCTTCAATAAGTTTTCCCATAGATATATATCCAAAAGCCATTTTAGGGTCATTCCATTTCATGACATTTTTTAGTGTGCTTTTTTGGTAAAAATCGTAAAATCTACCCTTTGTCCAGTGTTCTGGATAAATTATATCAGTACCATAAAATATTAAACGATGATAAGGGGATATCATCGTTTGAGAAATTATTTGATCTTCAGGGCAGTTAAAATCATTAGCAAGAAACAACTCTAAAGGGTGCCTGCCTACGTGACAATAATGAAGTGTTAAATCCCCAAAAAATCTTCTTGACGTAAATAATTTATAGTCATCTGGTTCTAAAGGACAAAATGTTGCTCCATCTGGGCATAATAACAATTCAGGATAACTTTTTGGTTTTACTAAACTTTCTATTTCATGTATTAAGTCATTGTAGTGAGATAGTTGGTTCAAGCGTTGACTACTAGTTTCTGTTTTTTCATATTCAGGAAAGTGTATGTGCAGTCTATTTACAGATAATTGAGGATTATTATCATTCCATGTATAATTTATCTTATCGTAGTCAGGTAACCAACTATTAAGATCATTTATTAAATTTTGTAATTCTTCTAATTTAGCAGGCAAAATAGATTTATCAAAATCTTTCCACGCATTTAGATTTTTTCTCAATGCTTCAGGTGTAATAGAATTAATTAGACTTGCCCATATTTGAGCAGGTCTACAATCAATCAACTTATAAGTTAGTTTTACTTGTTCTTTACCTGAAAGATTAATCTCATAATATTCATATGTCATTACTTGTCGTCCCTGAACCTCACGAACCTGGGAAACCTGAGGGAGTATGATCCATCTTGATTTTGTGTTACAGCATCACACAATACTTCTACAGTCCTTCCCACGACCTTCTTTTTGTGCTTCCAGTAATCGTCACGATCTTCGTCACTATAACCACTGCCCACGTTTACACGGATCTGCTTACCATCATCAACACCCTCACATACAAGGGCACCCAAGCGGCCTTCGTTCCTTCCAGTGCCTTCTTCGATATCAACTACTTCTAAATCTACGGTAATAGTGGGCTTCCACTTCATCCAAGAAGTAGTGCGTTTGCACTGGTAGATAGAGTCAAGATCCTTGATCATGATGCCCTCGTAGCCCGCATTTACCATGTCCTTAGCATAACGATGCATCACGTCCCTGCCCTCAGCAGTAGACAAGTTAACATCGATATGAGGAACCAATTCTATATTAGGCATTTCATCGATCCTAGAACGCAACTTCTCCAAGATTTTTAAGCGGGCGGATAATTCATAGTTCCACTTGCCCTCTAGGAATGCTTCACGGGGCAAAATATCAAATATATGGAACACGCTATCATCAGCCTTGACATCGGTTTTACGTCTGGCTTGACGCATTAGTTCTTGAAACGTCTTACCTACGATCTCACCATCAATAACGATAGCGTTATAATTCCTGCCCATGTGCCAAGTAGTTGGTGTGGGCAGATAGTTGCGGAACAACTCAATAACTTGATCTTCGATATGGCCAAAATTATCGAACTGTTTACCGTTCCTGCTAAAAGAAACAGCAGACACTTGATATTGTGGTCCAGACTGAACAAACATCAAAACCCTTACACCATCAAGTTTGGGTTCTAGTCTTTTCTTACCTGTCAGTTCAGGACGGCCTTCGCTATTAGTAGCCAATTGGCAAGCGAACTTAGGAACTTCGTACTTAGTCTTTTTACAAATCTTATTGATAGTGACTTCAGAAATACCTGCCCTCAAATCTTTACGCAACACTGGGCGACAGAACGTATTCCATTCATGAGAATCAAATCTGCGACTCATCGCGTTTACAGCATCTTTAGCATCGTTGCCAGTCAAGTCTCTTAGTGCTAGGGTACTCAGTAGTTCCGCGAAACTTTCCCAAGGGTTCTCAGCATTGGTAATATCTGAAGTAGTGGGTACTTGTTTGATACCAAAAGTAACGAAAGGGTTGTAACAAGCCCTGATCATAGTCAAGAAATTGTCGCTCACGTTATTTCCCAATAACGCCGCAGACAATGCTTGGTTTAAAACATCTTCCTTATGAAGCCTGCTGTCACTCTCGTTAAGTTTATCTACCCAACTTGCGCTCACGTTTGTATCCTAAACGAACTACGATAAAGATATAGTAACAAATATGGAAAAAGAAATCACTTTATCTGGGTAAATTTTTAGCCAAGATCGCTCGTAATTTAGGTACGAAAAACACTTCTGGGGTCAGACTTTTAAGATGTTCAAAATTATATTCTAAAATGGGTTGTACTTTTTTGTTGAAGTCTGCTATTTTTTCATCGCTCCAGGTCGCTATTGTCTCGCACTCTTTCACTACAGCATTTAATCTCATTATTGGATCTGCTATATCGTCGTATTCTTCGTTCCAGAATTCATTGAAAGTTTTGAATCCCAACCTTTGAATATTTTTTACCAGCTGGCAAGGTCCCAAAACTATGAAGGGATGCTTGCGCCTGATAGGTTTAAATATTTTTTCAGTAGTCTGAATAATGTCATCTTCAAATTTAGATTCTGTGACTATAGAAAGTAAACTATTTTCGTACAAATTTTCTACTCCTAAGTCAGCACCAGAAGGATCGTATCCAGATTTTGAATCATAATAGTTATCTAATATTATGGGCAAAAGGTTATAAACATCTTTTAATTTTTTTGCGTCAAAGTCGGGGCACAAAGAACTGACAAGATATTGAAAGTGATCGAAATCAAAATTTGTTTCGTAAGGATCATTGTAACTAAAAAAACTTTTATCTAATAGGCCATTTTCATAGAAACGATACAGCAAAGATGATCTATGTGTTTTGCGTCTTTTATTTAAGACTAGAAATAGTTTATTGATTTTCTTGTTGGGATCGTAAACAACATCCCCTTCTTGTTCAATCTGTTCGGAGGAACATCTTAGCCCGCAACTGTAATACAATAAATTTAAATTTCCAGGAACCTTTTTACCATGATAGTCACAATTTATACATCCATTTACATAAATTACCTTCTTAGAAGGTATATTATATTCTGACAATACTGAATAAATTTTTTTAAGATGTTCTACTTCTACTTCCGGTTCCATTTGATAATTTATCAATAGAAATCCTTTATGATCGCTAATCAATTCAATTACAGACTCGGGAATTTTTTCGAAAGTACTGTCTATTACTAATTTTCCTGATGGTTCAGTATAAAAAAAATCATAATTAACTTGAATAGGATAAATGAATACGTCATTCTTCTTGATGTCTTTAGTATGAATTATCTCAAATATGTTTTTATTATAGAAATAGTCTCTATGCATGTGTCCGGAAATTGCGGGATCTGGATAAGAATTATTGTAACTATTCCAATGGTCACGCAAATTTCCACTGTAATAATCCCAATTATCGAAAGCGACTTTGATCATTTGCAATCAAGAAGCAAAGACTCTGTACCATCAAATGGTACTTCTATCCTTAAAGTATTGTTGTCTTTCTTAAATAAGAACCAAGTTACATCCGAACCGGTAGAGGTGGGAACAACCGTAGTGAAATATACTTGATCTTTGTTTTGCTTTTTACTCCACACACCAGTTTGAATGAATTTACCCTGGTCCCCGAATAAAGCATATTCTAGTTCAATCGTAATGAAATAAACTGAAAATTCTCCCTTACCATCTGCTGCGTTCAATGAACGGCAGATCCACATTTCAGGTTGTGCTTCTGCAACTGTTTGCGATGGCACCCAATTATCTTCAGGTTTGATGGGAATTATTTGATTTGGAAATATATAATAATCTTGAATGCCCGGTTCTTTCTTGCCATCTACATAACCTACATATCCTAGCAAACTAGCGAACGCGATTAGGATTATAACAAACACTAAACCAGAGAATTTTTTTAGCAGCATGAGGTATTTATCTCTGTATATTGCTCTTTCATAGTTTCCAATTCTTGCCTGAGAGATTCGACTTCTTCTTTAAGAGCGGCGATCTGTTTTTTATACTCTTCTATTTCCTGATCTTTCTTGTAAGAGTATTCGGTAAATTGTAGGAATTCTTCTTGGTTCATTAGAAGTTAATATTAACACCAACCATTGTCATAGTCAACTTTGTACCTATCCTTTATCCACATAATTTCAATTTCTGTCAAAGAAGTTTTATTGTTATTTCCGCCTTGCTGCAACCTAAGATCAGGAAATATTCTGTTATAAGTTTCCTCAAAAAGTAATTTTACTTTATTCATTTCAGTAACGTCAAATACATGAGTATATGGATTTTGACTTGTTCCTAAAAAATCTGTTTGCGGTCTGAAGTGTTCTTTTACATCGGCTTCCGCTTTCCAATAATCATCAAATTTTTCTATAAATTCATGGATGTCTGTACAATCCTTTTTAATTTTTTTATGATGCAAGACTCTGTTATTGAAGCCGCTAACAAATCTAGCAACAGGATCACGTTTTACTGCTAGTCTTATCCTACTACTAGCACGGGGGAAAGTGCCATACAAACCAGGATAACGGGGTGGTTCTATAACAGTTCTTTTCCTCAGTTCATAATATCCATCGTGTTCTGTAGGATGGAAATGTTGGGGACAGTTAATAAAAAGGTCTGGCTCTTTAACAAGAGCCAGATATCCTATCATTGTTCTTGATCCGTTTTTTGGTACGTGATAGTACGCTATCTTATTATCGTAGGATTTAAATATCATTTAGTTTTTCTGACACAAGTACTCTCTAGGATATTTATGCTTCATCATTATATCAACCGTGTTATTCCTGATAGAAGAATGCATGTACCCATATGGGTCTACCCGCTTGCTGTAGATAGCCCTTACTGCTTGTTCACAAGATTCCTGACTAGAATAGTATCCTACGAAACTAGAATTTGCTAAAAGTATCAAAGTATATGCCATTGCTTCCATTGTAGATCACCAACTGCTATTGTAAAAAACTTTTAAACCCATGAACAAATTAAATCTAGCATCGGCGCAAAACTGCAAATCATGTTCACGATAATAATCGTCTCTTGAATTACCAAAAAAGAATCCGGTAGTGTTCAATTCTCTGACTGCGCCCGACTTGATATCTTTTTCAAGTCTTTCCAAATCTTTCCAAGTCAACTCAAGTTCCACACCGTTGAAAGTGTCATAGTCTAGACCTTTCTCTTCTGCAAGTTTTTCCATCCAACCATGGAGATTAGGGTGCTTCCTCCAATATGCAAACTCTTTGCGGCTGTCATCCTTGGCTTTGCTATATGCGTATTGATCAAGACCCATAGTAGTACCTCAGTTTATCCTTAGTCCATCAAGTCTACTTGAACGTCCACACCGCTTCGGTTATGACCATGACCAAGAACCTTCCAGCGGCTTATAAAACGCAGAGCCGATTCGATTTCTTCCCTGTGCGTAATCGATCCGATGTTTTGAACATCCTTGACTCGACAATACATCACGAAGTCACCGACAATAAAACGAATTTTCTGGTTGTTGTTCAGACCCGAAATAAATTGCTTGGTACGCATTAGTTAATCTCCTCTACAATCTCATAGTTGCGAAATACAATACTACCGTTGCAGCAGCAATAGCAAGTGTATGGCACCCCATAGTCCTCTTCGATGTCCATATACCACGCATCGGCGCAGCGAGGACAGGGAGCGATAGCCAGGGCATCTTGTGCGGCAAACTCAACGTATTCAGACCAATCAGACATTTGCATCACCCAATATATTCATTGTTCAGGATATCGGCGACAGCCTTCTTCGCCAGTTCGAGGGCCGCTAGCGCAGTCCAGAGATCGTCCTCGGTGGGTTCAGTGTCAGGCTGATTCACAAAACGATCAGCCACAGACAACTTGCGAGCCACTTGATCCAGCAAATCTTGCTTGGTAGGGATCATATTACACATTCCTCCAAAAGTCGTCGCGGAACATCTCGATCGCCTCAGCGGCAGTCACGTTCTTGTAATAAGTCCACGGTGCCATATCATCATCCTCGGGTATTGCCACAAAGTGATCGCGCTTGTAAGAATACAGCACCCAACCACCACCATGATCAAGCTCGCGCCAAATATACTCCCCACCACGATCAAACTCGCGCCAACGATACTCTTCCATCACTTTCTCCGATACCTTTCTCAAACTGTAAAGATATTATGAATCCTAATGGCTCAAAAGTCAAGCCCTTTGAGCCATTATTTTCAGGAAATAAACCTTTGGAAATCAATGACTTACAAAACCTGTTGGAAATCAATAACTTAGACGTTTAATTTATATTCTTTCGCGGCCTTACGCAATTCTGCTAGGGGCAAGGACAACACTTCTGACAAGATTTTTAGGTAGATTTTAACAAAGGAAGAGTCATGATAGTCGTATCCCATAGCATGAATCAATTCATGCACTAGCACTAGTTTATTCCTCTGGTTCCTAGACAATTGGATATAATTACCATCTTCCATTTCTTGACTAAAAGAATATAACATGTCTCCATGCGGAGTTCCCCTGCCGGCTACTATCCTGGGCATAGGTTTCTTTTTACCATATCTTTCCCATATCTTTTCTGCCATGATTCTTAGATCGTTCATACTCATAGATTTGGTAGCCGGAGTACCATAGAAATAGTTAGCCTCGAAACTGTATAAGCGGCGAGTGTCCAATGCAGGACTAGATTTGGCTATTTCGTTAAAGCGCATTAAGTATTTATAGATAGGTCACGGTAACATCAGACTGCTTAACAAAAAAAGTAGTATCCAGTTTTTTGAAATGTAGTTCTTCGTTATTTTTATGTACTAAATGCTTGTCTGTAAAACTGGTTGGACGTTCTAAACGTACTGTAGAGAATGTAGTTGAAGTAGGTTTACTAATCTGAATAGAAACTCTAGATCCCTGCGTTATCGTGTAAGTCTTGGACATCGTGCTTTATCTTCCTGTATCCTGATATACCTATAATAATAGTACCAACTAAAATAAGCAAGGGTGTTAATGCTACTGATATAACAACACCTAGAAATAGTATAGCATAAAAATTAAGTAATTTTAGAAACATTTACCCACTTCGCCAACGAAGTATTTATTATAAATGTTTAAAAAATCGTGTTAAGGCTTGCAAGAATCCAAGCAAGCACTATATTTGTCTTCACACTTCTTGTAATCCACATCTTTTTTTACATTGGCCATGCAGAGATCAGATTTCTCGTCGCATTTCGCTAGGCACATCTCTGGAGATTCCGATGGATTAGGCATCTCTGTTTCATTACTGTCTTGTGCTAGAGTAACGCTAGAAAACAAGAATAGAACTAAGATAAAAAATCTCATAATTTCCTCACTTTAAACCGGTTGGGGGATTTGGTTTGAATACAACTGACTTTGGTGGGGCAACTTCATCATAACTGGAATTCGCGTCTCCAAATCTTACCTCATCATGATACAACAATCTCTCGTCTGGTCCCACCCAATTGGTTCTATACTGCTCTCTCCAGCCCCAATTATAGATACCATATTGAAAGTATGCACCTTCTGGTTGTTCACCAAAGAAATTTTGTCCTTCACGCTCATAGATCAACTTACCATCTGCCCATACTCTGATGAACCCGTTGTTATCATCTTTGGAGATATTACCAGAGAACTTGAAGTTAGCAACGAAGTCAGTCCACTGTCCAAGTTTGTATGGAGTGGTTACTTCAAAATATTTATAGTTACCAGGGTTATATCCATTATACCATCCATGATTGCGTAACACGAATCCAGTTTCCTGATGCATCAGAGTCAATGGCAAAGTATGGCGCCAGCAAAAACTAGCACCATCGCTGCCACAATTCTTTGGATCGTTGAATCCTTTATCATGAAACTGAAATATGATGCCTCCTGAATACCCGTTCACATAATTCATATCCCAATTAGCAGGAATGAATATGCTTATGCCTAACCAGTATTCTTTACCTTTATCAAAGTTTAGGATTTTGGAACCCCATTGCGTTTTGCTGTATGGTACAATCACCTGAGACTCAGAACGATATGTCATTACTGTACTGGTCAAACGATTCAAATATGTTCGCTGCATCCATGATCCACTTCTAGGGGTCACACCGTTCTCTGCTTGAACAATTATATTTGTATTACCGTGACTACGAATAAATGGACTGTCTGCTACTTGAAGACCATCTTCGTAATCAGTACCACCAATGATGGCTGCGTTGGTATTACTACCTACAACTAGTCCAGAACAAATCAAAAATAGTAAAATATTTTTTAACATACGATCACACCCCTGTGTTGACCGTATTTAGTCTTTAGTAAACAGCAACCACAAAAATAAGGACAACAACCAACAACCAAAATCCTATCGTAGACATTAGTTACGATCCAAAATAATAACGGATCTCAGTTTCTAGTTTGGCATCATCTGCTTTAGTCTCAAACTTGCCCTTGAGTTGCAAACGATCAGTCAGTTTGAACTTGTAACCGATCTCACTAGAAATATCAGTATTCCCATCACCGCTCAACATCGGACCAGCCTCAACATACCACTTGTCAAACTCAGCGCCGAAACGCAAAAATTGTTGTGTGTTCTTATAATTCCAAGAACTTAAAGACCACTCATTCTTGTACTCTGTATAGTACCATGGATCATCTGCCCAAATAGGTGTAGCGATTGTAGTAGTTAGTACCGCAAACAAAAATTTAATCTTAGGCATTTCATTCTCCCCAATTAAAATTAATCCAATCTGTGTCTTCTGGCATGATATTGATCAAATCTTGCCAACTCTCTTTAAAATTTTCGTAAATAGGATTTGTGGCACTGTTCAAGCGATAGCCATGCTTGTGACACTTGTATATGTTACCGCTCTTGCCTTCGAACACAAAATAATCTCCATCTTGCCTTGCCGATACAATACCGCTGTTCAACTTCCAAGCATCGCTAGATAGATATCCTCCCGTCCAACCAGACAAAATTCTGTAAAGGAAGTAAGGTCCTTTAATTGTAAGTGGAACAATGCGTAGCACTACCCAACAATCTGGTTGCCTGACTGCGCCGTCAATCATGTAATCAAACATGTACACAGCCGTTCTTGCCTCCATATGTGGGAGTGGCGCAGCACTCAAGACATTCATCTAAGTAAGTAACCGTCTGACGCAAGAGTTCTAGTTCCTCACGAACTACCTGTAATTCAGTTCGTAGTTCTTCGTTCTGCCTCTGATACTCATCGTTCTCCATCAGCAGCTGCTGATACAGCTGAGTAAACTTCAACAAGTCTTCCTTATTCATTTCTCGCTCCTGTTACGAATTGCCTGTGCTAGTGCATAGCCTCCATCATCCCAAGCACCGCAGTAAGATTCTACAATCTTAGCGCATTCCTCCCGCTCGGCTGCAATCAATTTACCTTCATACTCATCAGTATAAATCAGATTGTGTATGGTTAGATAACCAGCCATCTGCGCCTGACCATAGGCTTCAGGACCAAAGCCAAACACTCCATAAAGAGCATGACGATAAGTGCCTTGATCTTCGATCTCAGCCTGATGGATGCGACGGACCACAGCGCAAAATGCCTTCAACTGATCCTCTTTGGACAGACTGTTCCAGTACTCTTCTTGCTCCTGTTCAAGTTTAGCGTGGGCTTCTTGAAAGATTTCTGCTAGTTCCCTGAGGTCTTGTTGTAGTTTATCATACTTTTCTATATCCATCACTCAACTCCGAAATGTTTTAGGATCATATTGCTCACGGCAATCTCACCAATCGTAGTCACTTCCCCAGTGGATTTGAAAGGAAGATTGGCACATTCCCTGACAATCAATTCGGCAAATTTTTTTTCAAACTGTAGATCAAACTCATTGTATTCCATATGGTAACCGTAGTGCTTACAATCATTCACATGAGACCGGGCATAGTCTCTAGCCTGTTCGGCCAGTTGTTCAATTCGT